GGTTAACCTTGAGGCCTTGCATTTGGAGTTCTTAAATATGTATGGAATGGACAAAAAAGACTACTCAAGAAACAAGTTTACTCGTGCAATAAAATGTAGCACAAAAATCCTAAATGTGGCACAAAATGAGCAAAGAGGGGTCATCGAGAGGAATAAGATTGCAATAAAATTTAATATGATTGACGAACTTAATAAAAAAATTGAAGAAGTGGTGGAGTTTTAGTGGTTTTTGTGCCACTTGTGCTACATTGTGCTACATCGATTTTGGAAATGTGGCACACACTATGACTTGTAAACCAATTAGTTATCTCTCTTGTGCTACTTGTGCTACATTTTTTCCATATATTAAGAGTCAAAGTAAAATAAATAAAAAAATATATATAGTATACAAATAGGAAAATGATGAAGATTATGAATTTAACAACTTTGGTAGACATTATTGCATCGGTAAGCGGAGTCGAGAAAAGGAACATTTTGGGCAAGGAAAGGTATAGGAAATTTGTAATCCCAAGGTATATCTTTTCGTATGTTGCAAAGAGGAGGTATGGTTACACTTTTGAGGAAATTGGCGAGGCTTTGGGAACTCATCATAGTACGGTGATTTACTCGGTCAATAAAGTCAAAGACTTACTTGATATACAAGACGAGTATATTGTCCCAATTTATAACTCTGTCGTTGATGCAATAGAGAAAATAAGCCAAGAGCCTATAAAGGTGATTGTGGAGTTTGATAATAGCGAGGATGTAAACCTGGCTATAATTGATCTCGTACAACGATATGGAGTGAAAGCATATAAAATGCACAACTAATGTTCAAAAGTAGAGAGTCTATTGCTAATGTTTGCTATTTTTACATTAGTGCAAAGAAAAGGATTCTACATAAAGAAAAACAATAATGATGGCTCACTTACGCTCAATGTGTTTGTGAGCGATTTTAAGGCGTTTTTAGAGGCTCAAGAATTGGTTGATGGTTGGGTACGTCTTAGGATATTTGAGAGGCATAAAGAGGACGAGAAGGGGCATACACACAATATGGAGGTAGTGCCTAAGAAATACAAACAAAGTGGAGATGAATAAACAAGGCGAAAACAAGGGCAAGGCTGAAATAAGCCGTAAGACTGGTAAGCCTAAAGTTGCTTGGGGAGGCAAGAGAGAAGGTCAAGGTCGTAAGCGTAGGATGGAAGAACACGAGATTATTGAGAAGCTTACACCAATGGCGGCAACTGCTTTTGCTGCTTTATCTGAAAAGATAGCAGAAAAGGATATGAAGGCAATCCAGTTGTTTATGCAGTACTTTATTGGTTTACCAACGCAGAAGATTGAGTCTAAAATAGAGGGACAACTCAACCAAGTGTCAGTAGAAGTAGTGAAGCCAGAAGTAACTTTGGAGAAGGTTGCATAGGGTAGGGGAGGGGTTGATAATGAGTGAGATAGGTGTCTACTTAACATAATGTAGATTATAAGTGGAATAACCTATCGATTGAACTACTAAAATGGGTAGCCACACGATGAGGGGGGTACTTTAGGAAATCGAAACCACTACCCCATCTTGTATTCCCCATTTTTGATACCACTTAAAACGATGACCCCCACTTTGGTACACCGATTTAAACCATAAAACGCATTTTGAATTTTTTTCATATATTTTAAACTCACCAATGAACGCAAACTTACAAACTAACAAGATCTTTGAGATATTAGCAGATTCTAAGAAGCGAATCACAGTAATGCAAGGAGGTTCTCGTAGTGGGAAGACTTACAATATCCTAATTTGGTTCATTGTTAAGCTACTTCAAGAGAATGGCAAGACATTAACAATTGTTCGCCAATCTCTCCCATCAATCAAGGGAACTGTGTTGCGTGACTTCGTTGATATACTCTCAAGATTGGGTATATACTCGGAGGATAATCACAACAAGACCGACCAGATTTACGAATTGAATGGTAATATCATTGAGTTCGTAAGTGCCGACCAACCTCAAAAGATTCGTGGTCGTGCAAGGGACTATCTCTTTTGCAATGAGGCAAATGAACTATCTTATGATGCGTGGATGCAACTTATTATGAGAACCGAGGGCAAAATAGTGATAGACTACAACCCTTCCGATATTGCCTCTTGGATTTACGATATGGTAATCCCTCGTGATGACGCAGACTTTTTTATCACAACATTCCGTGATAACCCATTCCTCCCAGCCGAACTTGTAGCCGAGTTGGAAAGGATGAAGGATGCCGACCCTAACTATTGGCAAATATATGGATTGGGTGAGAGAGGACTAAGCCAAGACTTGATATACTCGCATTGGAAAACAACTGAACAAATGCCAGAGGAAGGTGAGGTTGTTTATGGACTTGACTTTGGATTTAACAACCCAAGTGCCTTGGTAAAGGTGGTAATACACGACTCCATTGCGTATTGTAAGGAATTGATATACGAAAGGAAGCTAACAACCGATGATTTGGTACAAAGAATAAAAGACTTGAATATAAACGCTACGGATGAGATATTTTGTGATGCAGCAGAGCCAAAGACTATTGAGTCATTGGTAAGGGCTGGCCTCAACGCAAAAGCCGCTAACAAGGATGTGACCGAGGGGATAAAGACATTAAAAGCTACCCCATTGGTAATTCATCACGAAAGCGTAAATTTGTTAAAGGAGATTAAAGGGTATAGATGGAAGACTGATAAGAATGGAAATAAGTTAGACCAACCAGTTAAATTTAACGACCACATACTTGATGCATTACGATATAGTATTTACTCAAAATTAACAATACCATCCCTTACTTGGGGTGTAATTTAAAATAAGATGGGTTTATTTGACATATTTAAGAAGAAAGGACTCGATCCTTATCAAAATGTAAGTAACAATGCGATTAGAGCCATTAATGGTGCGGTATTGCAAAATTATCAAAGCGAGTCCTATGTCAAAGAGGGATATCTCGGTAATGCCGATGTCTACGCAATCGTAAGCTTTCTCTCAAGGAAGGCCGCATCAATTCCTTGGTACGTTTACAAACTTAATAAGGGAGAGAAGGCGAAAACTTCTCTATTGCGTTACAAACAATTGTCTAAAGGCGTTGCAAATAAAGGCGCATTTGAAAGAGCGTTGATTGAACGCAAAAATGCATATAGTGATAACATTGTAATGGACTCCGACCTTGCTCGACTCTTAGAGAATCCTAACAAGTATCAAGCACAAGATCAATTTTTAGAAAATCTTTTTGGTTATAGAATTTTATCAGGCGAAGGCAATATTTATGGAAACAATGGCAACATACCAGGAGGTAAGTTTCTCGAACTTAATGTACTTCCTACCCAATTCTTGGACATCTACCCCGACCCAAATGACCTATATGGCTTGCTCGGATATCGCTTGATGGTCGCAATGGGCATTGATATACCCAAAGACCAAGTGTGTGCTTGGAAGTCGTGGAATCCAGACTTTAATGATGTGACTCGCTCACATATGAGAGGTTTGTCACCACTTCGCTCGGCATACTCAACTCTTCGTATGAGCAACAACGCTCACGATGCAAGTGCAAGTATGACCGCCAATGGTGGATCAAAGGGAGCGATTGTACCAAAGCCAATCAACAATAATGTGGCGAGTTTGACAATTGAGCAAGCAAATATCATCAAGAGGGCGGTCAATGATGACTTAAATGGAATTGATAACAAGGGTGCGATAAGAGTGTTACAAACTCCTTGGGAATACCTTAACTTTGGATTATCAAGTGTTGATATGGAGTTGATGGCAACATTAAAGATGTCACTTCAACAATGGTGTAGGATATTTGGATTACCTCAAGTTCTTTTTGATACGGATACTACTTCTTACAATAACTATCAGAACGCATTAAGAGATATGATGACAAACACTATCATACCTTTATGCTCTACTTTGAGAGATGAATTGAATAGGTGGTTATTGCCTATTTATGGTGAGGATGTTTATATTGACTTTGATATAACCGCAATTCCAGAGATGCAACAAGATATGGAGCGAATGACTCGCATATTGCGTGATGCGAATTGGTTAACTATGGATGAGAAGCGTATATCAATGAACTACGAGCCTAAAGAGGGTGCATATGCATACTCTTACGTTAATCAAGGCTTGGTTGTTCTTGAACAAGTTGCAATGGATTTAAGCTATGACGAACCGAGA